GCGTCGAACCATAGGGGTGATCTGAACGAGCCGGAGTCTACGCCCGTGGTACGCCCTAAGTTACCGATGTTCCAGTGACCCTCTTTATAATCATAGACAACGTAGCGATCATTCTCATTAGACGACCCGGACGGATAGAACCACCAGACCTCACCGAACTGCGAGTTGTGGATAGCGCAGACCTTGGAGCGTTGTGCCTCGTTCAAATCGGTAAAGACATAGTCCAAGACATCGCAGGCCATCTCCTGCACCGCCGAGCCGTTGTACTGATAGAACCCAGCCGTGCCCATCCAGAACGCGCCGTCATCCACCGCAACCACCCCCTGACGGGAGATGATGCCGCAGGCAGTGCCCACCCGGTTAAATGAGTAGACAAAGGGAGGTCCAGCGTAGGTCGCAGAGTGCGCATCGAGGGTGGTCAGTATTAACGCCGACCCCTTTACGCGGACACCGCACATGATCTCGCCAGTTGTCTGAAGTTCTATGTCACCCGCCTGATTGGTCGTGGCCGGGGACCATGTTGTGTTGTTCTCTCTGTCACACCAGGCAATCTTCTGAGGGTTACCCGCTGTTGCCAGTGCAAAGATAAACCGCTCATCGGTGACCATCATGGCCTTGTTGTTGATGGGCGCGTTAGTTAGCTGTGCGGCAGCGACAGAACCATTTAGCTGCCACTGGTAAATCTTGCCGTCAGTAGACGAGCAGGCTATTAAATACTGACCAAAGTTATCAAGTGACCAAGTAGTAACGTGCTCCGGTACACCTGTGCTGGTCCTTGTCGTGCCCCACGTTGTCAGGCCGTAGGTGCCGCCACCGTAGCCGATATTGACCACCGCATCGGCTGTACCACCTGTAAGGCCAGCAGGTGTGATGTCAGACACGACACTACCCTGATTGATGCCGTAAAGCTTGTTGTAAGTGCCTACCGCTAGGTGCGCGTCATCAGAGTGATCAATCCACGCGACAGCACCCCTTGGTGCCGCAGCGGTTGTAGAAGATGCGCGCAATGTCCACCCACCAATCGGACGCACGGACCCATTCTGCCAGCGTATAAAGTTGCCGTCTCTCCAACGACCAGCCGAGTCTAGTTCCGTCCCGTGGTTGTAAATACCAGCCGGGACTTCAAGGGCTAAAAGCGCCATAAATTTATTTCCTTTGGAGACCGTGAAGGTCAAAGAGCGATAAAGTAACTACTCTACCTCTACCCAAGACGTTGTCTCTTCGTCCCAGTTGTATAATTTACCGTCCTCCGGTTTTGCTGTTGGAGCCTCCCAAAAACAAGTGTCTTCGTCGAGTGTCCAGCTTGCGTAGGGCTGTGGTGCGTAGAAGGCATCGCGTGTCGAGTCGTATGTGTCGCCTACACCAGCATAATTTTTGCGTAGCGCAACACCGCCATCTGCAACAGGTTGGGGAATAGTTACCGTAGTTTCGTTCAGGTCTTTATCTAATTGCACATTAGACACTTCTTCGTAACCGTAATGAATTCCTCCCCATGTGTTAAAAGAAGTCTGCACCCATGTGCCATCAAGACCATCAACAAAATCTTGTTCGGCAGTGATTACTAACTCCACCGTGCCGTCTACTACTTTTGCAAAATGACTCATGTTATAAAGTTCCCTGAAGACGTTATTCTATGATATGTGTAGCCCCCATCAGAAGACACTGTCCCGCCCGTTGCTCTTTGTTCGCCTAAGTAACGCAAAATTACAACACCAGACCCGCCAGCCGCTCCGACATTGCCGGGCGAGCCGTGAGGATGCCCAGCACCTCCACCAGAACCCGTATTAGCAGAGGCCGCTGTAGCGGCTTGATTCACGACAGGACTAGCTCTAGCCGCACCGTAGGAGGTACTTGTCTGATTGTACCAAGCCCCAAGACCTCTACCATATGCCGCGCTATCTCCGGGGCCGAGAGAATAATACTGGCTAGTGCCAAAGCCAGCAGAAGACCCGCCAGCCGCCAAACCAAATCCAAGGGAGGACGGCCCGAAAAATTTTCCGTTTCCAGCACCATTAGACCAGCCTGCAATGCCTATTGAGCTTGAGCCATAGTCGTGGTTGCCTCCACCTTGACCCTGACCAACATACGCTTGCGACAGAGAACCGCCGCCGCCACCGCCCATACAAACCCAATATGGAAAACTACCGCCTGATCCGGGCGACCCCGCGTTCGCATACGCAGTACCACCAGACCCGTTAACCGTTTCAGCGGCCCCACCATTAAAACCACGGTATCGTGAACCGCCACCGCCAGAGCCGCCGACACCACCACTACCCTCACTGCCCACGCCTCGGCCCCCACCCATAGATTTCATTGTTGTCAAGCCTGTACCAGAAAACTGCGTATAACCGCCTGCCGTACCGTAACTGCCAGAATTTCCAGCACCACCAGCACCGATTGTCGCCGTCCATGTTAGTCCTGATGGAACATCGGAAACCGTTAGCTCTCTATAAGTGCCACCGCCACCACCGCCGCCGCCAGAGCCCCCACCGCCACCGCCACCGCCTACTACAACTAACTCAATTTCGTAGGGAGGCAGACCTCTTGATGGAAAAGACCCAAAGCCGCTTACGTTGTAACCAAATCCAGTCATCAGTTACTCCTTATGCGTCATTCGCAGCGTCAGTGGTAAAGAACAGTTTAATGCCTAACAAACGTGCATCGCCTGTCTGGTCATCTGCCGATACGTCACGCATAACTTGGAAGTATGTCTGGGTGTCTACAGCAGCTCCTGTAATTGTCACTGCGCCACTCTCAGCCGTCACGTTAATATCGTTAGACGTTCCAGAGTGCGCCTTGGCCGTAGCGACCACGTTAGTCCCAAAGGCTGTGTTGATGCTTGCGTTGTCAGCAAAGGACACGCCAGACAGACCCCAGGCGACTGTGCCTGTGTTGGTGCCAGTAACAGTAAAGAATGCCTGGAAGGTCACTGTGCCCTCGTTCCACGACTTTGGAAAGGCAACAGTAAACTGCGCGTTCTCGTCAGAGCTTGCATCAAAGTCTAAGCACTTGATCTCAGGACCGTTGGATAGTTCGACCTGCTCTAGGTCCGCACAACCTGCTGTTGAGTTAGGGTACATAGCCGCCGCAGGGACATAGATAGTCTCCTTGCCGACCTTCTTAACGCCCGTGACCGCTGTGTCAACGTAGGCCTTAATAGACTGCTGAGTCGCCAGCTTGACGTTGGAGTTAGACGACATATCGTCTTCGTCTTTTATCCCGGTGACGGTTGCGCCATCGCCTGCGATGCTGACAGAGGTGTTAGCTACCACGGCTGTGCCAGTGATCGCTCCAGCAGAAGAACCGCCGATAGTCGCGCCATCGATTGTTCCGGAATTGATGTCGATGCCAGTGACAGCCGTGCCCCCATCGAGCAGGTTGTCAATTGCGTCTAGGTTACTGTTAAGCTTGGTGCCCCAGGTATCTGCGGACGCGCCGACCTCTGGCTTCACAAGCGAATAGGTGCTAGTAGTTGTATCAGCCATTTAAGCGGCCTCCCATGAATTGTCTGTAAGGTTGGCATCAGAGTAGGTGTTCGATGCCAGATTAGTGTCGGTGTAGGTCTTACTGCTGAGTGCGTTGTCTTCCCACAGAATGGTGCCGACAATGTTCAGTGCTGCAGCACCAGGGATCGCTGTTGCCCCTGCCGCTGTAATGTTTCCAGAAAATAACGCGCTGCTATCAGCGGTCACCTGACCCACCCCGACAACCGTTAGCTGCCCAGCACCCACAATGGATGCCACTGCGGAAAATGATGCGCCGCTTGCTGCTGTAATGTTGCCTGATATTGCCGATGATGCCGCCGCACTGAGTGCCGCAGACTTCTGGAAAATGTTCTGACCCGATGCAACCGTTGACGCGATTGCGGTGATCGGGTGAGTAATTCTTGGTGCGCTGTAGTCAACAGCCCCGTAAACGTAGCCACCATACAAAGACGGATGACTGGCCTGCTCTAGCGCCGCTAGGTGAATACGCTGGCCTATTGTGGCAAACGCAGATACTGCCGTAATCTCCAGACCAGAACTGCGTAGGCGCTGCCCTGTTGCAGAGGTTGCAACACTAGCCGTCACTGCTGCCTGAGCGTTAGTTAGCGTGGTCCCGGTATAGGTTGCACTGCCGTACTGGTACTCTCCGTACAGCATAGAGTGGACGGCAAAGTCGCCGTAGCCATAGTTCCCTGCGCTGTACAGCATGTTAGTTCAACGTAATATCAAGATCGCCAGCGGGTATGCGAAAGACATCGCCCGTATCAACAGCCTTGCTTGAGCTCAGTGCGCCATACGCCATCAGGTTGCCAGAGGTAGCCGCGTCAAACACACCGATGTGCGTGATCGTGCCCCAGTTCCCTGTCGCAGTATCGTACTCAACAGCACCAGAGTTAGACGTAGTCGCACCGGACGTTGTAAAGGCCGCAGACTTGCGCGTGTAGCCCGATCCACTTAACTCAGTGCCACCGCCAGCGTCATTAGGCGTGGCCGTGTAAAGTGCCACATACAGCGTTGACGGCGCAGTGTACGCAGCGCCACCAAATACATGGTCCAGTATCTCTGTCTCTAAATAATTTGAAAAACTCATCCTAGTCCTCTTACTCGTAATTTAAGTCCAGCCCCGGACGTTTTTGAGGTCTCGGACTGTAGGTTTAATTGGTCAACCGCCGCCTGGTACATCGAGGCCCAGACGCTTGTTCGGCCGTCCTCTGCCAGATAGGGCGCTGAGTGGATCAGCGAGCCGTACAGGTAGACATCAGGCGCATAGCTCAGTAGCCAGTTGCTGGTGTTGCTGTCGGTCAGTGCAGGTATCTTCTGGTAGTACAGAACCTCGGCGGTGTATGACTGATCTGGCGTTGGGTACAGTTCAAACTGAGACTCACTGTGTGAGTAGAACAACGGCTTTCCAGATGCATTGTTTGCGGTCATACGCTTCTCTGCCATCGCCTGCTGACTGATTAAGGTCATCGCGGTGGTGCTGCCGCCCGTCAGGTGCATTCTCTGGGTCATAATCCAGTCGGAGGGTCTGGTCGCGTAACGCCCATCAAAGGTCGTTGTCGCCCGGTTCTCCATCTGCCAATGCCTGACATCACGGTTGATCTGTGCCTCTGCGAGATCGATAAACGTAGGTACAACGCTCGTTAGATCGGCTCGATTGAGGTAGTCAGCGATGCTGCTCTGTAGCTCGCTGTAGGTTGTAATTGCCATTTAGGGATACCTTGAATTAGTATTGCAGGCTGTTAAACAATCCTGGCCTTTGATCTTCTTGCGGCTGTTGGCTCATCATCTCTGCAAGTCCAATAGCAGCACCGCCTGTTGCAAACAGTGGCAATCCTTTCTTAACCCGGTCACGCATCTCTGGGGTAATGTTGATTGAGTGTACGGTGTCGCGGTCAGGCACTCGTTCATCAGCTTTAACTTTTAGCTGTTCGTATCTGTCGAGCTGCACAGTTGTTAACCCTTCGTTGTAAGCGTTAGGGTTACGCATTTTTTTCAAATCAAGAAACTCGTTAAATTCAGCATCAGTTATTGGTGATCGAATCCGTCCAGATGGCAACCCACTC